TACAAAATCTTGAAAAAGTAATCAAGAAAAATAAGGTGATCAATGAAACCCCTTCTACTTAGTTCTACATTAGTTCTATTTTTAAGTGGATGTTTAGGTGGAGGGCTTATGCCCTCTGCCATAAACCCCAATTTAGGATGCTCTCCAATAACTGGATGTACATCTAAAGATTATTACATTCCCGGCCGTGGTGTTTGGGCTTCTAAAAGTAATGGAATTACTAAATCAAAGATTGGTGCAATCGCAGGAGCTGGAATTGGTGCAATGGCAGGAGCAGGAAAAAATCCTGTAGTTGCTGCAGCATATTCTGTTGCTGGATTGGTTGTTGGTTATACAGTAGGAGATCACTTTGATAAGGTAGATCAAATACACACTACAATGCTTTTGAGACAAACCCTAAGTAGTAATAATGATGGTCAAATGTCTACTTGGGTAAACAAACAAAAAGGGTTTAGTGTAACACAGGGCCCTGTTGCAACAAAGGGTAATTGTAGAGAGTTTATATCTAATGTTGCCGTTGGAAAAGAATTTCGTAAATTGAGAGGTACTGCTTGTTTAGAAAATAAAGTATGGGTTATGAAAAATGTTTATTAAATTAACCCTTGACAAATCTTCTTGCAAGTAGTATATTAATAATATGACAATGCATCTATTACCAGTTTATTTTAGTACAACTAGTACTCGTAAACGTAAAAAACTCAAAAAACCCAAATCTCTCTTAAAAGCAGAAGCTGATCATAAAAAGTTTCTTGATAAGATTCGGGGATGTAGCTCATCAGGGAGAGCATCTGCTTTGCAAGCAGAAGGTAGTCGGTTCGAGCCCGATCATCTCCACCACAGAATTCCTGATTTACCACCACCTTCTGATGTTATTCCAGTAGGAGTAGCACCAAAGAAAAAGTTGATAAATCATAATTTCACAATTGCACCAGCTTATAATAAGGGTGCATATCAGGTAATCACTAAAGATAATATAAAGGATATTGGAAAATGATGACAGGTTTAATAATTTATGGCGGAATTGTAATTGCAAATACGGCATTAGTTGTAGTTGATAGCTTACTCTCAATGGTATTTTAAATGAAAATTGATGTTAGAAATAATAATGTAGACAAAGCATTAAAAATTCTCAAGAAGAAACTTCAAGAAGACGGTGTTTTTAACGAAATGCGAGATCGTGAATTTCATATGACTAAAGGTGAAAAAAAGAGAAAATCACTTGCAGCTGCAATTCGCAGAGATCAAAAATTAAAACAAAAAAGATTTGAAGAATTTGGATATTAATCTTGGTTCATGACATAGAAAAAAGCACACCATTAAAAGAGCATCATCAATTAGTTTGGTATGTTAAATGGGCATCATCTATTTGTATTGTGTTTGCAATGATAGCAACTACTAATAATCTATATCCATATAATATGATTTTACAATTTGCTGGTTGTTTAGGTTGGTTGTGGGTTTCTATAATGTGGAACGATAGATCATTAATCGTTGTAAATGCTGTTGCATGTGCAATATTTATAAATGGATTTGTTATGTATTTTAAAGAGGCAGGACAATAATGAAAATAGATGTGGGTAAAATTGAATGGGAAGTTAAAGATGACTTCTTGTCTCCAGAAGAATTTAAAAACATAAAAAGTATAATTATGGGAAAAAATTTGCCTTGGAATTATAATGAATCAACGAATCCAAAAACTGCAATGAGAAAAGATGATATCTATTTTACACACACATTTTATATGGGTCTTGCAGATAAACCATCATATGATGATGATGGAAAAATAATTCCACCAGAAAAAAGTTCTTACTACGAAGTTATTGAACCAATCATAGAAAAACTTCCTCATCAAATACTAATGAGAATAAAATCAAACCTTTATGCCAGAACAGAAAGCATAAGACATCATCCAACTCATGTTGATACTGCCTTTCCACATAGGGGAGCAATATTCTATTTAAATACTAATAATGGATTGACTATACTAGACGATAAAACAGAAATTTCTAGTGTCGCAAACAGAATGTTATTTTTTGATCCTAGTAAACCTCATCACAGCACAACTTGCACTGATGAGAAATATCGTGCAAATATTAATATAAACTATCTATAGAGGATAAAATGGCTAAAAAGAAAATAACTGCAACTACAGATAATAGTGAGTGGAAAGAGTCTAAGGTTAGGAAGAAACGTAAACCTATGACAGAGAAGCAACGTATTGCTGCAGCAGAACGTCTTGAAAAAGCACGTGCTGCAAAACCACCAGCAAAGAACTCCTCTATTCATGTATCTGTATTGGCTCTTCCAGATGATCATCCTGTTTCTGTTAAGAAAGTTCAAGAGTGGATTAAGCATAACAGAGATTTACTTAAAGAAGAAAATCAAGCTATAAAACTAAACCAAAAAGGTGCAATTGCAAGAGCTGCTAGTATTGAAGGTTACATTAGACAAATGAGAACCTATCTTAAACATGGTGATTGGTGTGATAATTTTTATGGAAAAAATCAACAACATAAAGTTAAGTGGGCAAGTAATGGTTGAAACGCCTCCTTCAGCAGAAATTATAAAAGGCCCTTGGAAGCAGACTGCAAATACTCCATCAAAAATAGAAATTGATGAAGCAAATGAACATGCAAAACAACTCGTATTTTGTGATGAAGTTTCTCATGCTTGCGTACTCACTATCTTAGAAACATTAGTTCAAAATGGAGTAGATACTGATGACAGTTCTTTTATTAGAGATATTACATTTGTAGGAGAATCGATAAAGGCAACAATATTATCAACATTTGGATTACAACATCCAATACAAGAGCTAATAGAATATACTACTAGTTTTGAAATTGATCCAAATAAAGAAGAAGCCGAACTTGATTGCCAGATAAATTCAGAAGCTATTAATTATATGCTTACTAGTTATACAAATATGATGGACCCCAATAATGATCCTAGTTGATATGAATCAAATTTCTCTTGCAAGTATTATGATGCACTTGCATATGCAGAAAGAAAAAAATATTGATGAGAAAATGGTAAGACACATGATTCTCAATTCATTAAGAATGTATCGTTCAAAATTTCTATCTGAGTTTGGTGAACTTGTCTTATGCTATGACTCAAGACATTACTGGAGGCGTGATTACTTTCCAGAATATAAACACAGTCGCAGAAAAGGTAGAGAAAAAGATTCTAAAAATTGGGATGAAATATTTTCTTGTTTGAATAAAATTAAAGAAGAAATAAAAAATAATATGCCATACAAATTTTTAGAGGTATATGGTGCAGAGGCTGATGATATTATTGCTACTCTTTGTTCAGAATCTTCTGATGAGGTTATGATACTTTCTGGTGATAAAGATTTCATTCAGTTACAAATATATCCAAATGTAAAGCAATACAGCCCTATCACTAAGAAAATGATTAACGGTATTAATCCAGATGACTATTTAAAGGAACATGTTTTAAAAGGTGATTCTAGTGATGGTGTGCCTAATGTTCTTTCACCAGACAATTCTTTTGTAGATGGCATTCGTCAGAAACCACTAAGTAAGAAGAAGATATCTGCAATGATAAGTGGTAGATTTCCAAATGATGAGATTAAAAGAAACTATCAAAGAAATAAAACTCTAATTGATCTAGGATGTATTCCATCAGAACTACGGACAGAAATACTAGATATATATAAAGAAGCACCACAAAATGAACGTAGTAAAATATTAAGTTATTTTATAAAACAGAGATTAAAAACACTTACAGAATCTATAGGAGAATTTTAATAATGGATTTATTAATTTCAGAAATCTTGGATAAGGTTTCAAAAATAAAATCAAAGAAAGACAAGGTTAAATGTCTTAAAGAATACGATAGTGATTCACTACGTATGGTAATTAAATCAGCATTTGATCCTAAAATTAAATGGTTATTACCATCTGGTGATGTTCCTTATGCACGTAATGATGCACCAGAAGGCACAGAACATTCTGTTCTTGCATATGAAGCTCGTAAACTTTATCATTTTATTGAAGGTGGTAATGCTGATATTACTCAGGGTAAACGTGAAACAATGTTTATTCAGATGTTAGAAGGTTTGCATGAGAGTGAAGCAGACGTTTTGTGTGCAGCCAAAGATAAAGTTCTTCATCAGAAGTATAAAGGACTATCTGAACCAGTTGTAAAGGAAGCATTCTCTTGGAATGACGAATTTATGAAGTTGGATGGTCCTGATCCCAGACAAGGCCGCTAAATAATTCAATCTTTTTTTGAGTTTCCTTTATAATCAATGACTTATAGAGTACGATTTTTCTTGACAAATCTCTCTGGTTATGTTACTATTAGTAATAATCAAGAGAAAGGATTCGTTATGAGTAAGATGAGTGATGGGCAATGGACTTAGAAGATGCCACTGTTGAAGCATTGAATAATGGTGCTGAGTGTGAGGCTGATGTTATTGCCTATGTGAAAACCAAAGTTGCAGTTGTGGATGAGGAATATGTTTCTGATCTGTATACTGAGTTTTGTGGTGATTGGATGAGTGAGGCTTACGCCTAAATTAATTTCAAAAAAGTTAAATTAACTGTTGACAAACTCTATTGAGTGTGTTACTAT